TTATAATCAGCAATATCGCTCGCTGCAACTGACGTAGAAGTTCTACGCAGATTTGATAGTTTCTCTCCGTTTGTTCTTGAAACATCAAGGCCAGCCAATGCATAATACATTTCTTCAGCTGATGATATGACAGCAGCTTCAATCTGGCCATTGACAAGAGAAGCACTACTTTCAAGTGAAGCGCCTTCTGCTAGGATTCTTAAGCTTAAATCTTGTGCAATACCGCGAGCATTTTGAGGACTTCCTGAAATGCTGTTTATCGCAGCGTCATATGCTACTCGATCAATCGAAGTTCTTGAACTCGATTTTAAGTAGTTTTGAGGATTAAAGGCCATCGATGTTCCTTATAAATATACATGAATCTATTTATATAGAGAATAAGAATGGCATACAAAGGAATTTTTAGACCTATCAATACTGCAAAGTATAAAGGAGATCCAACAAAGATCATTTATCGTAGTCGCTGGGAATTCATGGTGATGCAAAAACTTGATGCTCATCCTGATGTACTTGCTTGGTCAAGTGAAGAAATCATTATTCCTTATATATCTCCATTAGACGGAAAGAAACATAGATACTTTCCAGATTTTTGGTTTAGAAAAAAGAATCCAGACAATACTGTTGAAGAGATCTTAGTCGAAGTAAAACCTGCAAGTCAAACTAAACCACCAACTGCGCAAAAAGGCAAGCCTACAAAAAGATACATAACTGAAGTAGCTACATGGGGAATTAATTCTTCGAAGTGGCAATCAGCAGAAGCTTATTGTAAAGCAAAAGGCTGGAAGTTTGTAATCATAACCGAACACGAATTGGGACTCAACTTTTAATGGCATCACCTACAATCTTTGATAAGCTCTTGACTCAAGGTGTTCGAGAAGGTAAGGTTCCTTCTCGAACGCATGATGCACGCGAATGGTATCGTAATTCAGTCAGTAAAGCTGTAGCAAAATCTGGTGGAAAGGTTAACGAAAATACTTTTCTTCAAGGCGATCCAGACAGAGCTCGGACAGTAATTAAACCGGGCGAAATGTACATGTATCACTATGACGCTAAGCATAAAGATACACTTCCTTACTGGGATCGCTTTCCAATGGTATTTCCTTTTCGAGTCGAAGCAAATCGATTCTGGGGACTTAACCTACACTATCTTCCTTTAAAGGAAAGAGCGATATTGATGGATGCGCTCTACACTCTTACGAATAATAGTCGTTATGATGAATCTACTCGACTTAAAATGTCGTACGAAGTACTTTCAGGTGCTTCAAAATTTAAGCTGTTTAAGCCATGTATTAAGCAATACCTTTACAGTCAACTTGCTTCAAAGTTTCTTTACATTTATCCTTCGGAATGGGACATCGCGCTTTTTCTCCCAGTCGAACGCTTTGTTGGTGCTACTAAGTCACAAGTCTTCAAAGACTCGAAACAAATGTTAAAGGCAGATTAAATGTTTAGCATAGAAGAGTTTAGATCAGAAGTAAATAAACATAATGTTTTACACGGAAACCGTTATATTGTTATGCTGCCTGCGATAGCAGGTGTTGGTGATACTAACAGCAATAAAGCATTAGCACTTCGTGCTGAATCTATAGCATCGCCCGGCATGTCATTTACGAGTGCCGATGGTTTACCGCCAAGATTCGGATATGGTGCAATGGAAGGAATTCCATACAATACTACGTTTGATCCAGTAACAATTCAATTTGCAATGGATGGAGCCGGATTAACGTACAAGTATTTTTATGAATGGACCAATCGGATTGTCAATTATCGTGCAAAAGGTCAAAGAATGAATTCGCAATCGTCTGGAAAAGTTCCTTACGAAGTAGCATATAAAGACGACTTTTGTGCAGAGAACATTGAAATCATTGTGTATGAACCTAATCACGATCCACAGAAAGCTAATGAATATGTTATGAAAGTAAAACTGTATCGTGCATATCCTAAGAGTTTGCCGCCAATCAATTTAGCCTGGGCAGCGCAGAATGAATACGTAAAGTTTCCTATTACATTTGATTACACTGATTTTGATATTGAATTTCCTAACAGTCATTAATTTGGAGTTAAACTATGAAATTACCTAAGATTGATATGCCACTATTTGAAATACTAGTGCCTTCACAAAAGAAAAAAATTAAGTGCAGACCATATGTATGCAGAGAAGAAAAGATCTTGCTTATTGCGCAAGAATCTGGAGAAGAAAAAGATATCGTTCTTGCACTTAAGCAAGTTTTAAACAACTGTATTCTTGATGAAAAGTTTGATATCGACACGATTACTACGTTTGATCTTGAATACATGTTCTTAAAGTTAAGAGCAAAGTCGGTGAACAACATTGTTACAATTAAGTATCGCGATCAAGAAGATGATGAAGCCCATGAGTTCCAAGTAAATCTTGATGATGTTGAGATGCTTGATTTAGGATTAATCAAAGACACGATCATGATCAATGAAACGACTGGACTCAAAATGAAGTATCCTTCGATCACTATCCTTGAAGATGCTCCATCAGTTTTCAATCAAGCAGAACTTATTGATTATCTTGTAGTATCGTGTATTGAAAGTATTTTTGATGAAGACAATGTATATCCAATTAAAGATGTTTCTGAAGAAGAATTACAAACCTTCCTTGACGATTTGCCAATCAATTCACTAAATGAGCTAACTGAGTTCTTTAAAAATTTACCAAGAATGTATCACAAACTTGAGTATAAGAATAAAGAGGGCGAGGATAGATACATTGAGTTGAGGAATCTTCGTGATTTTTTTACTTTGGGCTGAACTATAATTCTTTAACAAATTACTATGTTACGATATTTGCTTTAGTTCAGCATCATAAGTACTCGATTAAAGAGCTTGAAGATATATTTCCGTTTGAACGTGACATTTATGAATCACTATTGCTTGATTATCTCGAAAAACGTAAACAGGAATTAGAGAAACAGTAAATGGAAGATCAAAGATCAGAAAAATTGAATGCTGAAGCTATCACCAAATCTCTTGGGATGGTAGGCTCTGCATTATCTAATGATTCTACAGATCAACCAAATAATGATAGTGAAAAGCTTGAATTACAAGAATTTCTTAAGCAATTAGTATCATCTACTACTGAGCTAGCAAGTCAGTTCGAAGAGTTAAACATTCTTCAGAAAGATATGCTACTCGATGAACAAAGAAAAACCGCAGAAGAACTTTCAGAACTCAAGTCAGGTGAAAAAAATGAAGAATCTTCTCTTATTGAGCCGCTTAATGGCTTAACTGATGCGATTACTAAGTTAATTAAATTAATAGAAGAAACTGATTTTGGCGGATCAAGCATAATTGATACAATAACTGACGTAGCTGCCGGCGCAGGTTTAGCTACTACAGGAACAGCCGCCGCAACTGCAGGTGCAGCTGTTTTAGCAGGAGCTGCTGGAGCAGGTGCTATTGTTACTGCAGGCATCATTGCAACTGACCAAGGTATGAAAGATGTCTATAATGAAGCTGATGCAAAATCTAAAGCATTAGAAGAATACGGAATGAAAGCCATAAAGAATTCTGATGGCTTCACTGAAGCTTACGAAATTAATGGTGAGAGATATCCAGCAAATAAGCTGCCTGAAGATTATCAGACTATTCTTGATGCTTATGGGCCAGGCGCTGATCCTAGATATGGAACAACTAAAGCAGCCTTAGAAACAATTAATAGCAATCCAGAAAGATTTAATGAGATTAAACAAACGGCTCAAGCTACAGCATTGCCACCCACTTCAGCTGCTCCTACACCAGCATCAGCAGCGCCGGTTTCAATCACACCACAACCAACTCAAACACAAATGCCGATTGATTCAGTTTCTTCAAATTTAAATCAAAGCGTTCTTGCTAAAACCGAAGAATTAGAAAAGAGTGAATCCACAGTAGAAGTAGCAAGTCCAATCATGGCAGGACAATCAAGCAATCAACAGCAGCAACCGCTAAAAGCTACTATGACAGATTTTGGCATGAGTGGTGTTAACGAAGTTCCAGATCCTAATTATAATGGCGGAATATTAGAATCAGAGTTA